TTTAGAAGCTAAAAATAATTTATGTAGAGCTGCCCAGGCGAAACTAAACCTCACCACGTTTTTAAAAGACAATTTAGAGGAATCTAAAGAGCTTTATAAATCTATTGATGGTGCAGAGACTCTAGATAAAAATTATCTTAGTGGACAACAGCAGGAACAACAAAATCTCGTTTCAAATTTGAAAAAAGACCTTGTTGGAACTGGATTTAACTGTGAGTAATTATTGCCGATTACAGGTAATTCTAAACTCACTTAAGACACAATTTTCACCTATATAAGCGCCCAAATGGCGCTTTTGTCATTTATGGAGTTTGGCTTATGAGTGAATCAAAAGTTAGACATTTGGTACTTAAAAGAGTTTCAGATAAATCTTCTCATCTTGCTCTTTGTGACGAGGAAACAGGTATTCCATTAGCTGGATTAACCGCTGTAAAAATGAATTGTAGTGTTTTTGAGGGTCCAGCGACTATCACGGCAACATTTGATGTAGGTGGTCCTCAAGGTATCCGCTTAGTTGGTGATGAACCTAGATCAGAGGTTTGGAATAAAAAGTAAACGTAGCTAAAGGTGGTAAAAATGTCTGAAATATCAGTTGCTGAATATGTAAAGAGAAAAGAAGAGTTAGAAAGAACACTAACAGGCCATATTGCTGAATTGATCAGTAAATTTGAAAAAGATACAGGCGTAAATGTACAAGATGTTTATGCGAATTTTTCTAGCGCCACTTGTTTGGGTGGTTCTGAAAAACACTTTCTAACTGGTGTGACAGTTAAAACCTCAATTTCTAATTAATCCAATTTATTAATTCAATAGCACCTTCGGGTGCTTTTTTTGTGAGTATTAAAATGAGCAAGAAACTATTAACAGCATCTATGGTTGCATACATTGGTACTAAGTCAGTTTTAGCAACGCCCATGACGCGTGGTGAATACAATGAATACCAAGGGTGGCAAATCCCTGAAAATGAAGACCCAAGTGATCCTGGTTATTTAATCGAATACAAAGATGGTGGCAAGGCTAATCATCCAGATCATGAAGGTTATATTACTTGGTCGCCAAAAGATGTTTTTGAGCATTCATATCAACTAGATGGTTTTCAAAATTGTGTAATGGGCCGTGAAATTCATAAAGATGATAATGGAGTAACAGTTACCCATAACGAAACTGTTAAAACCCGTGATGGTGAACAGTCTCTTGAAACCGGTCATTTCTATGACATCGTAACTGGAGATTCACTTACTCCAATTCAATTTCAACTTGGTCCAGTTAAGGAAGTTGGAGTAAATGGCATCACGAATGAAGCATTACTTGCGATAGTTTTACATCGTTTACGTGTTCTGAATGAAAAGTTTCCTTGCCGCGAAAATTCACTTGCTATTACCAATATTGAGCAAGGTCAAATGTGGCTAGAGCAACGTACCCGAAATCGTCAGAAGCGTGGTGTTGAAGGTTTTAACATCGCTTAACTTTATTAATCGAAATACAGCGTCCTAATGGGCGCTTTTTTAATGCCTGAAGCTAAGCAGAGGGTTCAACAATTAAACCCGCTAAGCGGTATCTCTAGGAGATTTTTAAATGCCAGACGAAATCAAAGTTGATTTGGAAAATCCTGAAATTAAAGCAGCTATTCAAGACGCCGTTGATGAAGCTGTTAAAGGTCTTAAAGATAAGAACGCTGAACTTATCAAAGATAAAAAAGAGTTGAAAGATGAACTAGGTTCATTGAAATCAAAGGTTGAGGGTTTAGATCTGGATGCAATCAAGGTCCTGCTTGATAAATCAAATCAGGATGAAGAATCCAAACTTATTGCAGAAGGCAAGATTGAAGAAGTTATTCAGAAACGCACTGAGAAGATGCGTGAAGAGCATGACAAGGTTCTTAAGGCAGAGAAAGAACGGGCAGATAAAGCTGAAGCTTATGCCGAGAAATTCAAGAAATCAGTAGTGCAAAGCCAAATTGTTCAGGCTGCTATTGAACTTGAAGCACTGCCAGAAGCGACCCCTGATATCGCCTTTTTAGCTCAGACAAAGTTTGCATTAGATGAAAACGGCAAAGCTGTGGCAGTTGATGAAAACGGGGATGTGGTCATTGGTAAAGATGGTCAGACACCGATGACACCAAAAGAATGGGTTGAATCTCTACGCGAGCAAAAACCGTATTACTGGCCTAAGCCTAATGGCATGGGCGCACCAGGGAGCAACAATTCAAAAGGTCAGCCAGACATTCTCAAAGCAGATGGCTCGGTAAATATGACCAAATTGGCGCAATTACGAAATGAAAATCCGCAACTAGCTAAAGAGCTAGCGGCAAAACACGGTATTAAACTTTAAGGAGTAAAGCCTAATGGCTGAGACAAAAATTGCTGATGTAATCGTACCCGAGTTATTTACTCCGTACGTATTAAATAAAACTGCTGAAAAGTCTGCATTATGGCAGTCTGGCATTGTTGGGGATTTAGATGTAGATGTAGCTTTCGGGACAGAGGGTGGTACAACTGTAAATATCCCATTCTGGAATGATTTAAGCGGTGAGTCAGAAGTACTTTCAGATTCAAAACCTTTATCTGTAAATAACATCACTTCAGGCAAGGACATTGCGATTCTTCATGCACGTGGTAAAGCATGGGGCGCTAATGATTTGGCTAAAGCATTATCTGGTGACGATCCACTTGGTGCGGTTGGTGATCTGGTGGCAGATTACTGGTCGCGTGAGTTTCAAGGTTTTACCGTAAACACCCTTAAAGGTGTATTCGGGGCGGCCAGCATGACAGGAAATACTCACGATATTTCTGCTGGAACTGGAGCTGCCGCTGTAATTGATGGTGTATCTTTTGTTGATGCTTCTTATAAGTTGGGTGATGCCGTAGATAAATTAACGGCTATTGCAATGCACTCGGCAACCATGGCGGCTTTAGCTAAGCAAGGCTTAATCGAAACTGTTCGAGATGCTGATGGTGTGGTTCTATACAAAACCTTTATGGACCGTCGTGTGATCGTTGATGATGGCATGCCGGTTGAAGGTGATGTCTTTACCTCATTCTTGTTTGGCCAAGGTGCGATTGGATTCCAAGATATTGGGGCACCGGTTGGTGTAGAAACAGACCGTGATAGTTTAGCCGGAACAGACATTCTTATTAACCGCCGTCACTTTGTATTGCACCCTCGTGGCATTAAATGGGCTGGTGATACAGGTATTGCTCCTAATAACGCTGGTCTAGCAACAGCTGCAAACTGGGAACGTGTTTACGATCCTAAGCAGATCCGAATTGTGGCATTCAAGCACAAGATCAAATAACAAAAAGGCGGATAACACCGCCTTATTTTTTTGGAGATCCACAAATGGGACTTTCATCATTTAACCGTGCACGGGAAAGACAACAAATGACAGAAACAAAAATTGCTGAACTCGAAGAACAACTGGCAACAGTAAAGGGCGAATTTATTGCCTTTCAAAATGATACCGAAGCAATGAAAGCACGTATTGCTGAACTTGAATCAGGTGAAGGTGGTCAAACACCTGAAAATGACCAAAAACCAAGTGATACTCAACCACAACCAATTAACTATGCTGGTCTAAAAGTAGATGAGCTTCGAGCTGTACTAACTGAAAAAGGCATTGCATTTGAAGCAGGTGCTAAAAAAGATGAACTTTTAGCATTAATTCTAAAGGAATAATTCATGAGCTTTATCACTGAACAAGAAGCGATAGAACATGTTGAAGGCTTTGATGCTTTATCTGCCAGTGATAAGGCTCAATACCTTCAGATGTCAGAAGCTTATCTATTAGCACGTAATGTTAAGCCTTACGAAGATGCCACTCTGGTTCCTGAGCCTCTGAAAACAGCCTCATATCAAATCATCAAGGGCATTATGAAAGGTGACCTATATCAAGGACAGGAACAGGCACTAAAACGAAAGAAAGCCAAAGCTGATACGGTTGAAACTGAAAAGGAATATCAGGACGGATCAGTAAAGCTTAGTGCGATTGAGCAATTCATTCTTGATTTGATTAAGCCTTACAGCAAACGAAAAGCTGTATTTTTTATCAGGAAAATCTAATGGGCTTACGTGACGAAATTCAGGCAGATATTGCTGAAGCATTTAATGATGATTTAGCGGATGCCGTTCATACCTTTACATGTGAACGGATTTCAAAAACGAATTGGGATCCTAAAACTGAAACGTATGTTGAAGTTAAAGAAAACTATTCTGGGCGTGGCGTTCTGTTTGGCTCATACAGTCAATATGAGATTCAGACGCTTGGAGTCTTGGCCACAGATAAAAAGGCTACTGTTCTTCAAAATGAAGTAACTATGACTCCAAAAATTGATGATGAATGGTTAACAGCCTTAGGCTCATTCCGAGTTATCCATATTCAACAAGATCCAGCCAGTACAATCTGGAAATGTCAGTTGAGGAAGGTTTAAATACTTGGTCTAATAACCTTCTAAAATAGGGGGATATATGGCTCAACATGATTTAAAAGTAAAAATAAGAAGGATTTGGAAATGGACTTTAATTGGCATAATTATTTTCTTAGTTGTTTCATTCTTTCTTAAGAGTTCATATCCAATCACACATCATAAATTTAACTTTGCTGATGCATATGATGTTTTAAAGGATACTTTAACACTTGCAGCAGCATTTCTAGCTCCAGTTGCAGCTTTTGTATTATTTGATGATTGGAGAACTTCTCATAGACTAAAAAATAATGAAACTGAAGTAATAGAAATTTTAAAAAAAGTAAAAAATATTCCCTTTAGGGCGAAAGATCTAGCTAAGGATTTAGAAAGTTTTTAT